AACCTGAAGGTTCAATTAAAGGGTTATTATAACATCTAACAATGTTATAAATACACTTGCTGAGAACAAACCTGAAGGTTCAATTAAAGGGTTATTATAACATCTAACAATGTTATAAATACAATTATTTTAATTAAAATAAATATAAGTATAAATATTTATTTTAATTTATTTGTTATATTTTTAAGACTGTAATGATATATAAAAAAATGTTGAATAATATGAATATAGGCTAAGATCTTGTAGTTCGACAAATTTAATTTATGAATTCGAATTATAACAAAAGTAAAAGTATAATAAAAACGAAAACAAAATATTGTACAAATTGTGGAAAAAATGGTCATGAATACAAACAATGCAGGGAGCCAGTCACGAGTATTGGTATAATATTGATGAAATTTGACTATGGAGAAATTAAGAAATCGTTCGATAGTTTAATAAAAGAGAATGAAATAACGACTGATATTGAAAATAATAGAATAAATATAAAAGATATTGACGACATAAAAATGTTTTCATTATTACAAAAATTCGATCTTATTAAATTCATGATGATATGTAGAAAACACACACTTGGTTATTCGGAATTTATAAGAGGAAGATATAAACCTGATAATGTGGATGGAATTATTTTTTTATTTCAACAAATGATTAAAGAAGAAATTGATAGAATCGATAAAAATAAAGACGATATTTCTGCATTATGGGACGATTTTTGGAAGGATCCGTGTAAGAAAGTATTATTTGATAAGGACTATCAAAAGTCAAAAGAAAAATTCGAAATATTAAATAACTCTGAGGAAACTGAATTAACATTAGATTTTTACACAAAAAATGTTAATCCAACATGGAAACAACCGGAATGGGGATTTCCTAAAGGTCGCAGAAATAAAACGGAATCAAATATAGAATGTGCAAAAAGAGAGTTTGAAGAAGAAACTGGATTAACTAAAAATGATTACGTTTTGTTAGAAGGAATAAAACCATTAACGGAAGAATTTATTGGAACAAATGCTGTTAGATATAGACACGTTTACTATGTTGCATATTCTACAAATGATAAGGTTCCTTGTATTGATTCTTGTAATGTGCAACAATCTTCCGAAATTGGTGATATAGGTTATTTTACATATAATGATGTTATGAATATGGTGAGACCATATCATATCGATCGTAAAAATCTGATAACTAAATTATTTATGTACACATGTGAAAAAATAATGATAGAATTAAAAAATGAAATGAATATACAAAAAAATGGTTTATAATGCTGACCCCATAACAAATAAAGATAAAGAAGTATTTATAACATTGTTAGATGTTATAATAACCCTTTTAGTTGAATCTTCAGATTCGTTCTTAGCAAGTGTATTTATAACATTGTTAGATGTTATAATAACCCTTTTAGTTGAATCTTCAGATTCGTTCTTAGCAAGTGTATTTTTGAAAAAAGTTTGATTTTAAATAGTTTAAATAATATAAAGAGTATCATTATATTATAATTAAGTAAATATATATAACATATGTCTCTATTCATTGATATTCGCCCTGAATATCCTTCTACTCAAAACATAAATGTAGTCAACAAAAAAATATCACTTGATGATTTATTAGCCTTTGTTAAAACTAATATGAATATATTAAAAGGAGTTGAAGCAGATAATCAGTCTAGCCAACATAAACAAACTAATCAAATTAATCATACAAATAACAATGATAAAAATGATGACAATAATAGTCAATATGATACAAATGATTCTATTTCAAATATTGTACAGGAGGATATAATACCACTACAACAAAATTGTTCAAAATCTATCGATGGACTAAAAGATAATTTAGATATTTTTTTTAATAAATTTTATGATAATTTAATGAGAATCGGTGTGTTAAAACATAACGATAATGGAATTAATATTTCGTTGTTTACATCAATTATAACATGTATAAAAGATAATTACAAAATTCAACATACAAATTTACAGCAAACTTATGTGAAACAATTATTAGCAAACTTGATATCATTCGTAAATACTAAATTTGATGATTATGATTATAAAATTTATAAATGGAACAAAAATGAAGTAGTTGATCAACTTAAAAAATATGCTTTAACGAAAACGGTAATGAAATTATTTTCAGACTATTTACATTTGAATATATTTATGATTGATTTGGAAAATGATAAATTAAATATTGTTGATAAAATTTCTCAGTTCCGGAAATCAATTATATTACTTATGATCGATGGAACTAATTTCGAACCATTGACACATAAAGGATTATATATATTCGAACCATCGAACGAAATAATAAAACATTTAATTGCAACTAGTAAAGATATCGAACCACTTATTGGATTAGAAAATGAAAAAGTCTCAGTTCATAGTTGCGGTGATCTTGATAAATATATTAGTAAGGGTCCTCGACTATCATTACACGAGAAAAAGATTTTAAATACAATTAAGCAAAGCATCGCAGAACCAATTGTTCATGTAGATGTCGATGATAATTCTGAACAAGATGTTGACTATAAAATTAATAGTAACAATGAATGTCTAAGTGATATTGTTGATGACACTGAATGTATAAACAATATTGAAGATGATGACAATATAGACAGTATTGATAATGTTGATGATATGAATATTGATGATATTTCAAATATAGATACAACAGAACAAATGGATATGAAGGCTCTTTTGAAAAAGAAAACATATACAGACAAAACTACTAAATTAAATGAATTACAAGAAGATGCACAAAAGTTAAATATTTCATTATATATTTCTGGCAAAAAGAAAACAAAAGCACAATTGATAGTCGATATTATTAAGGAATTGGAATAATTTTTTTATAGGATTACACATTTTTTATTTGGATTTTTGTTTTCATTTTCAATATCTTTTCCTAATCTGTTGTAAAAACATATATTACACAGATAGCATGATTCTGCAGTATTTGTTGCATCCATATAAAAAAGCATGTGTATATTACAACGTGGTACATTACATTGTGTACATAATCGAAAGGATGCTCCGTAACATATACCACATGGTTTACAAAAAAATTCTGATGAATTCATTTGTATAAGATCTTATGCGATTGTAAATATATGATATATTAAATTTAATAAAATTCAATTTTATTATTGTATTATATAGTAGGATGGCGCAAGCAAAACAGCATAAATATGGTAGATACGATGTATATACAAATGATTTGAAATTTAAGAAAAACAGAAATATTGATTCGAATAGGGCGAGATGGAATAATATCAATGATGAATATATGCATGATAATGTCGATCTTGATTCAGTCGAGTATAGATTATTAGAATGCAAGAAAAGCAACTATAGTACGTTAGATTTCAGTCACATGGATATTAAGGAATTACCTGAAATAGATAAAAATATTAAAAGTTGTATTAATTATTTATTTATAACAGATAATGAGTTAACAGAACTACCCGATCTCGACGAATATATCCATTTACAAATATTGGATATATCACATAATAAAATTAAAAAAATAAATAGACTGCCCTCTTCATTAATTGAATTCAATTGCAAAGAAAATAAAATTAGTGAATTACCATCTTATAATTCATGTCCTAATTTAAAAAGAATTGAATGTAGTAATAATAATATCTGTAATATACCAAATTACAGTAATCTAACTAGTTTATTATGTAATAATAATAATATTAAGTCAATAACTGGATTAAAAAATCTAGAAAAATTATTATGTGTCGACAATAAAATTACTTTAATAAATGGTTGTGACAACTTGAAATATTTAGATTGTAGTAATAACGATATAAAAAATATCCCGGAAATGAGTAAACTAGTTGATTTAATCGTAAATAATAACATGATTGATAATCTGGATAATTTTAAGAGTGTTAAATATATTGAGATGTTTGGAACAAAAATAAAAGTTTTGCCCTATATTGATACACTTGAAGAATTATTTTGTCATAAAGATAACATAACTGAAATTTCTAAAATATATACACAAAATAAAAAAATAAATATTAAAATTCATAAAAATAAAAATATGCATATTATATTTAGTAATATTTAGTAATATTTAATAATATTTAAAGGATATTTAGTTATGATAAATTATAATTGAATATGAACAAAGTAAAACATCCAGAACTTGTTACACTCGCATCATTGGGTTCCGTAAAAATTGTTATGCAAAAATTATTGGAAGGATGGGATCCTAATGTTCAAAATGAGGATGATATAACACCTGTACATAAAGCTATCGAACACAATGATTTAATTATGACACAACTGTTGATAGATGCAGGTGCACGAGTGGATATAGGAGATTTAGCAGGATTCACTCCATTAAAAACAGCACAAATGGTAGGAAATAAAAAAATGATTCAATTAGTAGAGAAAACGCTGCTAGAACAAACACAACAAAATTTGTATAATAATTATAAACAAATGCAAGAATTAAAACCAACAGAATTAACTGAATGGGAATTAAGGCATAAATTAAATCCAAATAATATAATATGAGTTACATATTGATTATTCAAATTTTGGTTTCCCTTTGACTAAAATACTATTGTAATATAATATTATTTTATTTGCCTGTTCATAATCACCTATGTCACAATATATTCGATATTTTTTATTATCATCATCACAATAATAGATTTTTATATTCTCAAATTTATAATATTCTCCATAATAATCACTATTTCTAGATTCAAATTTGTCGAGTGGTATATTCAAAGCTCGACTTACCAATATTTTTGCTTTTTCTAAATTATCGGTTCCCAATGAGCCAATACCTATTTTATTATTATCCAGTAAGGTAATTCCGCGCATTATTGAGTATACTAAGTATATTATTCATATTATTGAGCACATATTATAAATTTATATTTTTTCAAATTTTGATGAGTTCGAAAGGTGAGTTCGAAAGGTGAGTTCAAAAAGTCATTTAAAATGTACGTCGTATATATATATAGTCAATTAAATAAAATAATGAATATCTTCAAGAATATGACGGGTGATGATATCTTGGATGCAACAAGAAATGAACAAGCACCTCCAGAATCAATACCGGATTTAGATAATTTATTGAATACGATTATTGAATTTTTAGAATATATCGAAACTGATGAAATGCAAAAAATGGAGGAAACTGATAAAGCTGGTTTTGAAAAACATCTAGACGAAAAATTCAGTACTTTTACTTTGAGATATTATGGTATATTTAAAATGTTATTGGAAAAAAAAGGTAGAGCTGAAAATGTTCATAAACTTATTAATTTATTTAGTGAATTAAATAAAGTAAAATCTGGTGCAAAAAATATGGATACAGTATATTCAGAATATACTGAAGGCTTGAATAACGAATATATTTACTCGAAATATGGTGGTAAAGAAAATTTTGAAAAAGCGCTTAAAAATAAACAAGATAACACAGATAACAAGAAAAAATTAAAGAAATAAATATTTATTTTTACATTTATGTATATTTAGCGGTTGACATTATCTGTTGGACTTTATCGATAATTTTAGTTGTAGAACTTCTAACATAATCTAAGATTAAGTTAAAGTTTTTGTCTTCAGGCATAAAAAGTCTTATCCAATATTTACTAGCATCAATTTGCATTTGGCGATGCATTTGATAGTTATCGCCATAATAATTTTGATCATTAATAAACTGGACAATTTCATTTATACTTTTAAATTGTCTATTAGCGATAGTTTTATTCATATATATAAGATCAATCTTGAATTTGTGTACAGGATCATTGACATCTTCATTTTCTGATATTGGTATTTCTGGCCATAATTCAACTATATTTTCATTTTTATTTTCATGCAATAATCTATGAATTTCAGTTAATTTTTTTATTATAGATTTATATTTCGCATCCGTCTCATTAAATTTAAATCCGACACAAACAACATATTTTTCAGAATTTGATGGACGACTTGTGAGTGGCTTCACGACATACATATTTGTATACATTTGACTCAACAAATATAATAACTTAGAACTTGTTTCAGAGAATGTTTCAAAGAATTTACATACAAAATTACCTCCCTTATTTTGTATTTTCAATGCTGCAAGTATTTGTGCGAATATAAGTCTGAATGCTTCTTGTTCTTGTGTATTTTCATTTTCCCATTCGAAACCACCGTCTGCGGTAATGAAATCGGCTCTTTCCCCAGCAGAATTTATTTGACCTCCAAACAACATAATTGTTTTAGGATTGGTTAGATCTCCATTATCCTTATCTTCATATCCTCCCGCAACTTGTTTTGGATATGTTTTATGTAAAATAAATCTCTTTGGTTTTTCTTTGTCATAGTAATCAACGAAAGATTTTTCAAGTTCTGGCACATGTCCTCCTTCATCCTCCGGATGTAAAGTAATCGCATAATATTTATCATTTTTGCTTTTATTTCCGGAATATTTATCTCTAAAGAACATAGTAGCCTGAATAAATGATCCCGGTCCCTCAGCAAGATGTGCAGACACAAAATTATTCTTTTTGATATCGATAACATCAAACATAAATAATATTTCCCATAGTTTATAAAATCCACGACTCAATATATTTGGAACACCTTTATCTATCCCAAAAAATTTAACGCTTTGATGGCCAATATCATTATCATAATTATCAATATATCGCTCAAATTTATTAAGAACAAGATATACTTTCTTTTTATCTCTAAATTGTTCCAATATTTCCATCTTATTTTTACTTGCATGAATATAGTGATGAAATCCTAGGGGAAACTGTGGATAATCAATATTTTTTGACATTTTAACTTCTGGATCTATATCATAAAATAATTCATTTGTTTTTGTTGTAAGATTTGCGACAAGAGGTATGTAATCAAAATTTGATATTTTTGGTATTATATCATTGTTTCCAGAACTATTTGTTGATTCAATCGATGTTGCCGTTGCTGATTCTGTTGGTGTTTCTGGTGATGTCTCAGATTCGGTAGAAGGAGAAGTTACCATTTCTGATTCCGTTGGTGTTGGTATAGGTGTCGGTAATTTTTCTTGTTTTGCCTTAACTGCTATTTTCTTTGGAGGCATTACTATATATCAATAATTATTACTTAGTATTTATATTATATGTATATATTTAAATAGATTTCAATATTTTCAAAATATGTTTTAAAATATGTTTTAAAATTTATAAAATTAAACGGATAAAATTGAAAAAACTTAAGAAAAAAACAAGAGAGATAAAATATATAAAAATATAAATATAGACTATTAATATAAGTAATAAAATGTCTGAGACATCCGAAACAGCACAATTTGAATCGATCATTGGTGCTGATTTATACGCCCAAATAAAAAATCTATTCAATAAAATAACGCCTCAGGGGGCTAATGGAACTAATAGTGAATTTGAATTCATGTTTTATAATTTCAATGGTGTCCTTATGAGTTATGAGAAATTTTTATTAATAATGAAATACATTAGACAACGCAGCCAAAAACAGAATTTACCTCTCAAGGTAATCGATACGTTAGATATTGTATATAATGAGAGAATACAAGATAAAAATCAGGGCGAAACTGCATTGGATAAAGATGCAGAAATGGAACAAACTGATAATTCTATAAATTCTGATCAGAAACTAATTCCTGTACTTGCCGAATTAACGGAAGGGACCATAAATAAATCGTTCAGAATAACAGTTGAAGGAATGACGAATATTAATAAATATATGAAAATGTTACATAGAAAACGTAATCATGTAATCTTGAGTGTATTAGCGTCTATGATAAATGATGGATCAAAAGAACTCGAAGGAATGATAAAAACAAAAGATTCTGAGAATATTGTTGATATTAATGATTTAAATATGCGTATTAGACTGTCTGAAGAAAAAACTATGACAAAAAATGATCTAAAAGAATTAATTAATATCAATCGTGATAACATATTAAATATAAGTTTCAGATTAAAACAACGTATCACACTTTATGTAGTAGGAGATGAGAATTCCGAATCGTTTGTAAAGATTGATTTAACTATAACAAATACAACAAAAAATATTAATAAGATTGAGACATCAATACCAAGATACGAGTTAGAAATTGAATGTGGAATGAACAAGACGAAAAATAAAAAAGATATTGACTTACTCAATAAAATGATTTATGAAAGTATGATATTATTAAGAATATTACAACAAGGCAATCATATAATCACGACAGCAACTAGTGAAAAAGTAATCTCAGAGTATGCCAGAATTTTGTCATTGACTAAGGAAAATTTAACATCATTGGATGCGAGACAATCTTTTTCATTAGAAATACAACATTTAACGGAAATATTACCCAATAAATATGCGGTTACAGATAAGGCTGATGGAGATCGACATGTATTAGTTATTGTTGATAATCATGCATATTTTATCTCAACAAATTTAGTAGTAAAAGATACAGGTATTGATGTTCCAGCTAATATGTCGGAATATAATGATACAATATTGGATGGAGAACTAATTTTTTTACCAAAAAAGAACAGACACATATTTATGATATTTGATTGCTTGTTCAGTGGAAAGACTGATGTTAGAAAAATGATTAAAATCATGGATCGTTTAGATTTTGCAGATAAAGTTGTTGCAGATTGTTTCGTATTAAAGAAACAAAAGAATTATGAATTTGTTGACTACACACCTAATAAAAAAGAATTTGATCTTAATGACATTGTAAAAT